TGTAAATATTATACACTACATACCTCTATTTTGGCAACTAAAAAATTAAAATGGAGGTATTTTTTTATGTATGCAAATATGGAAAAGGTAATCAAAGAAAGTAGAAAACACTTAACAACTCATTATGATATGACATTTGACCAATTAAATGATATTAGAGATAATTCAAAAGGAATTTTTGAGATGATACATAAAGCATTTATGTTTGGATTTGGTCAAGGTATAAAATGTCAAAAGAAAAGAGGTAAGGTGAATAAAAATGGCAAATAAATTAGTAAAAATAAATAATGTAGAACTTGGTATAAAAGAATATAAAAAAGAAAGAGTTGTAACTGCTTGGGATATTGGAAAAGTTCATAATAGAGAAGTTAAAAGAATTAATGAACAATTTAATAGAAATAGAGATAAGATGATTGAAGGAGAAGATTTTTATGTAATTAAAAGAAATGAAATTCCAAAGTCGCTTTCAGCGACCTTAAAAGATTTATGGGCATTTGCTCCAGCAATGAAAGAAATGATTTTATTTACAGAAAGTGGTTATTTAATGCTAAACAAAGCATTTGATGATGATTTATCTTGGCAAATACAAAGACAATTAGTTAAGGGATATTTCAAACTTAAAGAACTTAAATCAAGTGTAGACAAAGATAAAAGACTTGAAATAATGGAAAAAAATGCAAATGTAAGAATGGCTAAAATGTTGAAATCTTTAATACCATTCTCAAAAAGTGAAAGATATAAGGAAATATTGGTATCAGAAGCAACAAAAGTTTTAACAGGCAGAGAACTAATCCCACCACCAGAAGTGGAAGCTAAAACTATAACTGCCACTCAAATAGCAGAGATATTAGGAGTATCTGTTCAAAAGATAGGAATAATTTCTAATAAATATAACTTAAAAACAGAACAAAATGGATATTGGGTTCATGAAAAAGCAAAGTATTGTAATAAAGAAATACCTAATTTTAGATATTTTGAAAGTGCAATAGAAGAATTTAGAAAATATATTTAATTAAACACTAAGAGGAGTATAAAAGCTCCTCTTTTTTATTTAAAGGGCGGTGATTAAAATGCTACCAGTTAGAAATGATAGAGTTGAAATAAAATCAGAAGTGGAAGCTATTCCAACTAAGACTTATAAAATGGCTATCTTTGGAAACAAAATTACAGGTAAAACAGATGGACAAGAAGCTATGAAACAAGCTATTTATAAAATCTTAAATACTGAGAGATATCAATATCCAATTTATAGTTGGAACTATGGGATTGAATTAAAGGATTTGTTTGGAAAATCTAAAAGTTATTGTAAAGTTGAATTAGTATCAAGAGTATCAGAGGCTTTATTGCAAGATGAAAGAATTATTGCTGTAGAGTCTTTTTTATTTGATGATACAAAGAAAAGAGAAAGTTTAGCAATGACTTTTACAGCAAAAACAATTTTTGGAGATATTGAAATAGCTAAGGAGGTGAAAGTAGCATAATGTTTGAGGACAAGACTTATGAAAATTTATTGAATGATAAATTAAGTAGGGTTCGTAAAGATATTGATACTCGCGAAGGGTCAGTAGTATTTGATGCTACAGCAGGAAACTCTTTAGAAGAAGCTCAAATGTATTTGACAATTGCCGAATATTATCAACAAACTTTTGGAGATACAGCAAGTAGAGAGTTTTTAATAAGGAGAGCAGCAGAAAGAGGAATAAAACCAAAATCTGCAAGTGTTGGAGTATACAAAGGTATTTTTAATATGGATATTACTATTGGAAGTAGATTTAGTTTAGATATCTACAATTATATCGTTATAAAAAAATTACCTACTGGAACATTTGAATATATGTTGGAGTGCGAAACTTATGGAGAAGAACCTAATGGTTCAGTAGGAGATTTAGTTCCAATAGATTATATTCCTGGATTGACTTCAGCAAAAATAACAGAGATGCTTATTCCTGGTGAAGATGAAGAAGAAACTGAAAGTATAAGGCAAAGATATTTAGATAGTTTTAATCTACAGGCTTATGGTGGAAATATAAAGGACTATGAAGAAAAAACTATGGCACAAGCTGGGGTAGGAGTAGTTAAAGTAACACCTGTTTGGAAAGGTGGAGGAACAGTAAGAGTAACTATTTTAGATAGTGAATTTAATGTAGCTTCTACATCTTTAATTTCTAAAATTCAAGAAGTGTTGGATCCAACAAAAGGCCAAACTGGTAAAGGATTAGCTCCAATAGGGCATATAGTTACAGTTGATACTCCAGCACAAGAAAAAATTTATATTGCTACAAAATTAACTTTAAAAGATTTATCTGTTGCTAATATAAAAGCTGATATTGATAAAGCTTTAAAAGCATATCTTTTAGAGTTAAGAAAACAATTCAAAGAATCAGAAAAGATAATTGTCAGAACATCAATAATAGAATCAAGAATTTTAGCATTAAATCCTAATATTATAGATATTCAGGAAACCAAGGTAAATGGATATGCTCAAAACTTTACACTAGATACTTTTAAAGTTCCTGTGTGGGGAGATGGAAATTATGTCCAACTTTAAAGATGTTAATTTATATGAAAATTTACCTGATTTTATGCAGCAATATAAAGAAATACAAGCTATTTTTAATGTAGAGAATGTAGATTTAACTAAGCTTTGGAATGAAATCAAAAGAAGTTTTAATAATGGTTTTATATTTTCTACAGATGTTTTAGGAATATCTAAATTTGAAAAAATGATGAACATTTATCCTAAGGCAACTGATAATTTAAAAGATAGACAATTGAGAGTTTACATAAAATGGAATGCTACTCTTCCATATACCTGGAGATGGTTAGAAGAATTTTTAATTACTTATTATCAAAATGTTGAGACAAAAGCCATTCCAATTTTATTTAATGATAAATATGAATTAGATATTAGATTAGAAAAGCAAAAGGAATTTAATGATTTTGATTACAGTATATACAAAGAATTAAGACCTATGATTCCAGCCAACTTAGGATTAAGAGTAGTTAATGTAATTCCAACTAATTCTGAAAGAATTAATGTAATGAGTATGGTAATTTATAAAGCTAAAAAAGTTTTAAAAGAAAATAGTAGACTAACTAATCTAGTTGGAGAAAAAGTATTTAATAATACTTTAGTTTATAGATTAAAAAAGGAGGTTTAAATGGCTTTTAGAGGACTTACAAAAAAAGGTGCTGACTATTTAGCAACTAGGCTTGCAAATGAATTAGCTGTAGAATTTTTAAAAGTAGAAATAGGAGATGGTGCTGTAATAAGTGGACAAAATCCAAAGAATCAAACATCTCTTATTTCATATAAAAAAGATGTAAGAATATTAAAAAAAGAACAAGAAAATAATGCTATTAATTTAACAATTCAGATAACTAATGATGATATAACACAAGGTTTTTATCTAAAAGAGATAGGAATTTATGTAAATGACAGTAGTTCTAATGGTTGCTTGTATTGGTATTGTAATGAAGATAATGCTCAGTACATTCCAGCAAAAACTGATAGTGTGATAGCTTTTGAAATAGATATTAGAATGGAAGTAACAAACTCAGATGCCACTATTATTAACTGGAGTGGTAAAAACACATGGATTAATAAAGAATATCTTGAAGAAAATTATACCCAAAATGGTGGCTATAAAGGAACAGCACAGGAAATAGATGATAGAGTAGTTTCTGCACTTGGTAAAGAAGATGGGAAATTCCCTTTGAATGAGGCAATACAAGGAAATGTTTACTATTTCCCAGCAAACAAGAAATTTTATATATGTAAAGAAACTCAAAATAGAAGAATCAGTGTCCCTGATGTAAAATTTGAGGAGCTTTCAATATGGGAAAATAGAAAGAGATTGGAAAATTTATACACAACTAAAGAGGAAAAAACAAAGCTAAGTTTAGCACAAATTAATAATGTAAATCTAAATTCTATTACAGAATCAGGTTTTTATACTTCATCTGGATGGAGTAATAATATTGTAGGACTCCCAACTGAATTAAACCATAACGAAGGAAGAGCATTTTATTTAGTTGTTTTCTCATTAGAAAATGGTGCTTACTGTCAGCAAGTTCTGTACAGCTTTAAAGGACTCATTTTTTGCAGAGCTATAACAGGAGCTAATAGTGCTTTTGGTCAATGGAGAAAAATTAACTTAATTTAACCCAAGCAGTCCAAGATGTTTCATCTTGTTGGGATTGATTCACACGAGAATAGACTCCTGTTGAACTGATATAAAGTTGAGTTTTTCTGCCTAGATTAAAAGTGATTAAAGTTCCCATTGGGGAGCTGTCTGTTACTGGTTTATTTCTTAGTAAAATATTGGACCAGGATTCTAATCCAATTAAACAATCATTATAAACAGTGTTGCAATTTCCAGTTTCTTTAATTGTTATTAAATTTTCCATAGTGGAAAATTTCTACACATATAGAGAGTT